TAAAGCATTTTATTAATAGTGACAATTATCCTGAACGTACTCATGGTATGTTTAGAGGGCGAGAGATTAAGTTAGTTCATGGAACTACTCCCTTGCCTGTTGCTAATCCTAATTGTGAAGTTGTGTTAGATAACCATTATTGTTATGAAACTGATCATGCTGTTGGAATGTGTGGAAGTTTTATAGTAGCTAGTCTGGGGAATAATGTTTCTGGAATAGTTGCAATTCATTCCGCGGGATCGGATAATGATAATATATGTTTTGCTAGTTGTGTTAATAAGCGTATGGTGGAGGAAGGTATTGAAAAATTGGAAAGAATGAGTGTGTTTACTCCGATTTTTTCTGAGGGCGTTAATAGTGAGAGTTATGAGCTCCCTATTATGAAATCCCCTTTTAGATATGAATACCTTCCTTTATTGAAATATGCAGGAAAGTTAGTTGGTAATACGCTTATGAGTAAGCATTCTATGTTAGTGAAATCGCCTGTTAGTAAATTTTTAGATGATTTTTTCATTAGACATCTCGATCATAGTCCATTGGAACGCTTTTCAGTTCCTTTAATGAGGCCGATTGTTAGAGGGGGAGATTATATCTCTCCTTATAACATTGGCTTGATCAAGATGAATAATGATCCGCCCACGTTGAATGTTGTGTTGATCAATCGTGTTATTCGTGAGTATAGTAATCGAATTTGTTCGAAGTTGTGTGATGTAGGTATAAGTAAAATGTGTCCTATCACAGTGGAAGAAGCAATTAATGGTGTTATTGATGACGCTTTTACAGGTCGCATTAATGTCACTACTTCTGGAGCTTTTGGTTATCCAGGTAAAAAATCTGACTATTTGCCAATAGTTTATGAAGATGAACAAAAATTGTTACGAGAACCTGTGAGTAGTCTAAAAGGAAGGATTTTGGAAATATTGGATACTTATCGAAGGAAAGAATGTTGTAATTTCAAGTTTGTTGCTCAATTGAAAGATGAGCCACGTGAAGTTTCAAAATGTCTATTGGGTAAGACGCGTATTTTTTATATGTCCCCTTTAGATATGCTTATAATTGCTAGAATGTTTTTAAGTCCTTTTTATACTCTTATGGTAGAATTTCCTGACATATTTTGTACTGCTGTTGGTATTAATATGCATTGTGATAGCAATCGTTTTGTAAATCGTTTGAAGAGCTTGACTCCGGAACGAATTGCTAAGATTATAGAAGGTGATTATTCAAATTTTGATATAGGAAATCCATCGTGTATAGCACGTGCAGCCTCTACAATTATCTACAAAGTATGTGAATATTTTGGATATAATGAGGAAGCACTATTGATGTTGCAAGGTGTTTTATCTGATATTCTATTCCCTTGGATTAATATGAACAATGATGTTTTTGTTAAATCAGGCTTACA